TTGACTTTTGAGACCAGAGAGGCTAGACTACAGGATAAGAAAAATAGACAAAACAGTATTGAAACTGATGATGAAGAACTCAATGCTGAATGGCAATGGAGACAGAATGAACTGATTCTTCTAGCTCAACGTCATTATGATTGGGCAATTGAAAATGGAATCGCAAAGGAAGTTGCGCGTGCAGTTCTTCCTGAAGGTTTGACTATTTCTAGAATGTATATGAATGGAACTCTTCGCAGCTGGCTGCACTATATACAATTACGATCGGAAAATGGCACACAAAAAGAGCATATTGAGATCGCAAAAGAATGCGCCAAGGTGATTTATAGTTTGTTCAAAGCAGAAATATTTTAGGGTAACAGTATGTCGTTACGATACGCACTCAAAAAGCATATCAATCGTATCAAGTGGAATCTAAATCATTTGTTCGATACGACATACTCAAATCCCGATTCTCCAGATAATTCAATCGCTGTATATGACCTACTGCCATCGATTTGGAATCTTGTTGTACAATACTTTGAAGTTACAGGCATTGCTGAAAAAGTTGAACAAATAAGTGAACAAAGACTGACGTTGATTGTTGTTTTGTTTGTTGCTATTTTTTGCTTAGTTTTATTTTAGGAAAAAAGATGAAATATAAAGTTATTCTAGAAATGTCCAGGGATTCTCTATTCGATGAATTAGGTCATAAAAGAATGCGTGAATCTTACATGAGAGAAGAAGAAACATCACCTCAAGAAAGATTCGCATTCGTATCAAGTGAGTTCGCATCAAATCAAGAACACGCACAAAGACTATACGATTATTCGAGTAAACAGTGGCTATCATACTCAACTCCGATTCTGTCATTCGGAAGAACAAAGAAAGGATTGCCAATTTCTTGCTTCCTTCCGTATCTCGACGATTCGGCTGAAGGTTTGGTTGATTGTCTATCAGAAGTAAACTGGCTGTCGATGCTAGGAGGTGGAATTGGACTTGGTGTTGGGATTCGTTCAGCTGATGATAAGTCTGTTGGTGTTATGCCTCATCTTAGGACTTATGATGCGTCTTCTTTGGCTTATCGTCAAGGTCGTACTCGTCGTGGTTCTTATGCAGCTTATTTGGATATTTCACACCCAGACATTCTTCTTTTTCTAGAAATGCGAAAACCAACAGGCGATCAGAATATGCGTTGCCTGAATCTTCATCATGGTATTAACATTACAGATGAATTCATGCATTTGATTGAGAAAAGCATGATCGATCCCAGCGCTAATGACGACTGGCATCTGAGAGATCCGCATAACAATGACATTCGTGAAACTGTTTCTGCTCGTGAACTCTGGCAGCGTATCGTTGAGATGCGTATGCAAACAGGCGAGCCATACTTGCATTTCATTGACACCAGCAATCGCAACATGCCAGAGTTTCAAAAGAAACTTGGGCTGTCAATCAAGCAATCAAACCTTTGCTCTGAGATTATTCTTCCTACTGATAGAAAGAGAACTGCAGTTTGCTGTCTGTCATCTGTAAATCTTGAGCACTTTGATTCCTGGTCGAAAGATAAACTGTTCCTGAAAGACATTGCTGAGATGCTTGACAACGTTCTTCAGCATTTTATTGACAACGCACCCAGCCCTATAAAGAGAGCAAAGTTTTCTGCCATGCGCGAGAGAAGTATTGGTATTGGCGCTCTTGGTTTTCATGCATACTTGCAGCAAAATAATATTCCATGGGAATCCGCACTGGCAACATCAGCAAACATGAGAATGTTCAAACACATTCGAACAAAGCTGGATGCTGCCAATTTAGAATTAGGCACTGAGCGTGGTGAAGCGCCTGATGCAGAAGGAACTGGTCGTCGCTTTTCGCATGTAATGGCAATCGCACCAAACGCATCAAGCTCTATTCTGATGAATAACACATCACCATCGATCGAGCCATTCCGAGCAAATGCATACAGACAGGATACACTCTCTGGTGCATTTTTGAACAAGAATAGATTTCTCAATAATTTGTTGAAGTCTAAAATCTCTGATGAAGATGAACTCGCTAAAGTTTGGCAAACTATCATCGCAAATGACGGTTCAGTGCAGCACCTAGATATATTGACTGATTACGAAAAAGATGTATTCAAAACGGCAATGGAAATTGATCAGCGATGGGTTGTTCAACATGCATCTGATCGTCAAGAATTTATTGATCAAGCGCAGTCATTAAATCTTTTCTTTAGACCCGATAGTAACGTAAAATATATACACGCAGCACACTTCATGGCATGGAAAACAGGATTGAAGACGCTGTATTATTGCCGATCGGAAAAGATCCGAAAAGCAGATAAACTACATAAGAGAATCGAAAGAGATATCATCAAAGAAATTGACCTCAAAGCATTGGCGACTGAAGAAGAAGTCTGTCTTGCTTGTGAAGGCTGAGGAGTAAAATGAAACCGACACTTACCGAAGAACGAAACTATTACAAACCATTCAGTTATCCGTTTGCATACAATGCATGGTTACAGCATGAGCAAGCCCACTGGCTTATGACTGAAGTCCCTATGATTGAGGACGTGAAAGATTGGAAGAAAAAACTAACAGAAGAACAGAAGTATTTTCTCACCAACATCTTTCGATTCTTCACTCAAGGTGATATCGATGTTGCTGGTGGTTATGTAAAGAACTATCTTCAGTATTTTCCTCAACCTGAAGTTCGTATGATGCTTCTTGGATTTGCTGCGAGAGAAGCAGTCCACGTGGCAGCATATTCTTATCTGATTGAAACGCTTGGCATGCCAGAGTCAACTTATAACGAGTTCCTGTCATATCAAGAGATGAAAGATAAGCATGACTATTTCGCTGGTTTTCTGAATACAGGTAGCACTGACAAAAATAAAATTGCTGAACAAATCGCCGCGTTCTCTGCATTTACAGAAGGACTGCAACTATTCAGCTCATTCATTATGCTTCTGAACTTCCCAAGACATGGACTAATGAATGGCATGGGACAGATCATTACATGGTCAATTGTTGACGAAACAATTCACTGCGAATCAATGATCAAGCTGTTCCGCACATACGTTGAAGAGAACAGAGAAATCTGGAATGATGAGCTCAAGAGCTCTATCTATCGTATCGCTGAGAAGATGGTTGAGCTTGAGGATAACTTCATTGACCTCGCATTTAAGATGGGACCAATGCCTGATCTAACTGCCGAAGAAGTCAAGCAATACATTCGTTACATTGCTGACAGGCGATTGATTGCTCTTGGTATGAAAGGAATATATAAGGTCAAGCGCAATCCATTGCCATGGGTAGAAGAATTGATCAATGCTCCGAGCCATACCAATTTCTTTGAGAACAGAGCAACAGATTATGCGAAAGGATCGTTAAGTGGAAGCTGGGAAGAAGTGTGGGCATAAATGGCATATTTAAATATAAACATACCTCCAATTGAGTGCTATATTCGAACAAACTTTCTACAGAATAGAAAAGAGTTCTCGCCATCCGACACATACTTTCCAGTAACCATATTTGGTATGTCTTCGATACCAGGGACATCACCACTATTTCATTTTATACTTGAAGATGGTGGTCTCTGGTGGAGAATGCCGATTCATGCATTTTGTTCAAGACCTGATGTTCCGCTACAGGATCTTCATCAGTTAGTTCTCTGGAACTCATTCAGCAATTACGTTTCATGCACTCAGTTTCTATATCTGAGTGGCATGAGAATGTCATATATAAATCGATCGAAAGAAAAGATAATGGGAACGTATCTGTTCACGCTCGATTGGGCGCATGAAGATAAGAACATTCCAAACGTGGGATTTAGCGAGGCTCCAGGTCAGCATAAATGCGGACATGTAATCGAACGAGAAGATGGCAATTATGCGATTCAACCAAACAATCGCGTCAAAGTATATGAGCCTTCGTTCGTAACCAAACCCGATCAGTTTTTGATTGAAAGAAAATTGAACACGCATTCATGGTCAGTTGAGAATGCGTCGAAATGGGTATTATCTGATAATGATAAATACGATTACGATATAGAGGAAAACGATGTTTAGAGATGCAAAAACGCAGAAAACATGTACAGAATGCAGTTCAACATTCATGATTGAAATGTTTGATATAGAAGACGAAGAAGTTACAGTTGTCGAATATTGTCCGTTTTGCGGTGAGAAAATTTATGATGAAGAATATGACTTTGATGATGAAGAAAACGAAGACTTAGATGACTACCGAAACTACGATTAGAAAATTCGTAGGGATTGACTATTCGTTATCAACACCATGCATGTGTGTATACACTGACGATCCAAATAAGTCAGAGTTCGAGAACTCCAAGTTTCACTTCCTAACAAATCAAAAAAAAGTAATAGGCACAAAAGGAAATATCAATGGCATGTCGCATCTGTCGTATCTGACAGAACAAGAGCGATACCATGATATTGCTTGTTGCTTTGTCGACTATATACCAAAAGACGTAACAATGATCGCGATCGAAGACTATTCTTTCGGTTCAACGGGAAGAGTCTTTCACATTGCTGAAAATTGTGGTTATCTGAAGTATAGACTTTGGCATAACAAATTCCCATTTCAAACTTTCGCACCAAGTACAATTAAAAAGTTTGCTACTGGTAAAGGGAATGCCAATAAAGAAAAGATGTATGAAGCGTTCGTCGCAAGAACAGGTCAAAACCTCATACAACTTTATTCCCCATCTGGTAAACTCGACAGTCCAGTTACTGATATCGTAGATTCATTTTACATTGCACTCTATATCAAGTACAATATCTGATATAACAATTCTTTTCATAAACGACACTCTATTATACCGTATACGAAATAGGAAGTCAAATAAATGCAGATGTTAAAAGTAGATCAGATCGTAGAAAAGTATCCTGAATTTGATGGCATTTTATTCTATGGCGTTCCAGATCAAAAGTATGGTGAAGTGTGGAAACTCAGTTATCTTGAATTTGCCAATGCTGAATTTGAAAAGACTGAGAATGGATACAAGCATTACATTGTATTCCTTCTTAAAGATGGTGGAATTGAATTTATAGAAGCAACGCTGAGTTCACCATCAACTTATGCAAAAAATTTGCTTTCTGGCGATCAAGAAGCTATGATAATGAAGAAGTGTACGGAGTCTGAAAGATTAATTAAAACATTCATGTATAACAGAATGATATCTATTATGACGAATTACAATTCTATGAAAGCAATAACTGAAAAACTTGAAGAAATTGAAAAATTGATTCGAAAGGAGAATGTAGTAAATGTTTGATTCAAATTGGTTGCTGTCACAACTTCAAAGTGGTGTTTGTAATGTTACGTTTACAAAAGTCGATGGATCGCAACG